CGCATGAGCGTCAGGCACAGATTGATGCCAAGGCACTGATCGCAAGCATGGGTAAGCCGGCATTCATTCGCTTGGCCAACACTTGGGATCAGAAGTGGGACGACGCGGTTGGCTTCTCCGTTGGCGAGGGCAAGTTCGCCTTCTGCGGAATGGCGAGTTGCTGATTTGACACCATCACTGAATAAGTGATAGGTTTGCTCTAGGACAGCAGATTTCCACACCGGCCTGCCAACGCACATGGCCGATACGGAAGTCTGAATAGGTGGTACGGCTCAGCCGATGTTGGCTAAGGCTCAGTACGACCACCGTTCTGCCCTACTACCTACTAACCAACAAAGGAGAAACAGTGAAGCAGATCACTGCCACCGTGACCCACACGGTCACATCAACCATCACCTTCGAGGTGGAGGACAACGAACTACCCACCATCGGGGACGATATCAAGGAGATCATCGCTGAGTGGCCCCTGATGTTCACCGTCGATGAGGGCGGTGGAGATATCGAAGGATGGTCTCTCGCCGGCATCAACGTTCTGTCCGCCGAGGCACCGATGTATGTCGATGTCGATTTCACCATTGCCGAACTGGAGGCCCACAAGTGAGCAACGCAACCTATGTCGTACACGTTGGAACCGGCACGATCATCAGTGCCGACGAGTGCGTCATCGTGACGCTGAAAGACGAGATGGTCACCGAGATCACCGAGCATGGTGGCGACGACTACTTCGACGAGGCCCGAATCGTGGAACTCGCTGAGGAAGTCGGCACGCCGTTGTTTATCTCCGACCTCACGTTCGGCAACACCATCGCTTTCTCGCCATCGGCATTGCGCGAAGAGGCTCGGCACATCATCTCCTCGGGGATGTACGACAGCGACGAGACTTATCTCGCGGCGATGCTGTGGTGCGCCGACGTTGCCACGGACGATCAACTCAACGCCGTTGCGTCGTGGATGCTTGACAACGACGACATTTGGACAACGTACCGAGCAACCATCATCGAAGGTTTGCTTCAGGGAATGAACGACCACAACGACAGCAAGAAAGGACAATCATGAACACCCACGTATTCACCATTGGTGAACGTTCGATCACATCCCGAGCAGGGACGGGCGAAGAGGTCGTCATTGGAATACACATTGGCGACCACAACTTCATCACCATTCGCTTGACCTCGAACGAGAACGGCGACTTGGACTACGAGGTGTATGAGGATGCCAACCCCGACGTTGGTTTCCAAGGCACCTATCCCGAGTACTTCGACATACCAGCAACCACCACAGGAAAGTGAAAGCATGATCACCATGGATCAACACACCTGCCCACGATGCCTAGATGGCATCCCGAACAACGCGCGTCGCGGGGAATACCCTGGCGCGCTTTCACGAACCGACAATGCGACTGAAGTGTGCTCTGCCTGTGGCGAGCGTGAAGCACTGGAGCAGTTTCATTTCGGCGCACCCCTACCCCAATCACTCTGGCAAGTACTTGCCACCCTCACCAAAGGATGACCATGTTCGACTTTGATTACGAGCCACCGTTCGACTCGATGTACCCGCTGACAAGCGACAAACTCGTTTGGCTCGCGGATGCCCGCAGCAAGATCATGGCAAAGCAGATAGCACAGGGAGAGTTCACTCCCAACACGCTGTACAGCATCAAGGAGTACTTGCTTCGCATAACCGGCCTAGAGCCCGAGGAGTACGCAGGACTCACCGCCATCGGGATGTGGATCGGATGGGATCGCGAAAGCCGTGACCTCACCGAGGAGCAGAGGGCCGAGTACTGGGCGAAGTACGACGAGCCGGTCGAGTTGACCGACGAGCAGGCCGAGGAACTCGAAGAGGCCGGCGCGGACTTTCGGGAGTTTCTCGCTGAGCGAATGAACGAGCGCGCAGCGTTCGACGAAATCATCAACAACATCAACAAGGACTAGGACTTGTAGGGGGTAGCCATTGGCTGCCCCCTCTAGTCATTCACAAAGGAACAAGCATGGATATTTCACTACCTGAAGACGGAGTCATTTTCGAACTCGAATCCGGCGAACTGTCTGCCACGGTCATCTTGGCCGGCGACATGGCCATGAAGCATGAGGCGGGCCCGATCATTCATCAGACGTTGGACAAGAAGCGCGTAATCGTTGCATTCAACCAGCGCGCGTATAAGTGGCGGATCAAGAAGTTGATCGAACACTTCGAAGAGCGCCGGCCATGGGAGGATCGCGACACGATCATCAAGGGATGTGTTGACGAGTTGAATCGCAAGTACATCGAACTCGCTACTGCAGCGCTGGGCGAGTACTTCATCAGCAAGGGCCTTGCTGGATTTGCCGAAACTGAGGACAATCCAGACGACGAAGTGTGATAGAACTTCACGGTATGCACATGGAGTTGGAGCCGGCCACCTGGAAAGAAGCGGCTCAGGCCGCTAGCGACATCATCTTCGGATGCGTGCGTGCGAAAGCGACAGTATCGGTCGACGATCTGTTGAAGCACCACGAGAAGACGATCGATGATTTCTTTCCTCGCCCGCAATCGGATTTACTGATTGCTCGGTGGTCGACTCTCGGCTCCATGGCTATCGAATACTCAATCAAAGACGAGATGCCTATCTCGCAGAAGACCCTGGTCACGACGCTTTGCAAGAAGCAGCACGACTACGGCCCGAACAACATCTTGCGGTTCGAGCAGCAGGGTTTAATGATTCGAGTGTGGGACAAGATTTCCCGCCTGGACAACCTGACGCAGAAGGATTACGATCCCGAAGTCGAAGAATCTCAAATTGACACATTGCTTGACATTGCCGGGTACTCAACCATTGGTATCATGTTGAGGCGAGGATGGTTCCGTCTCCCTCTCTGAGGGGGCTTTCCTCCACATAAACGGAACAACGCTGCTCGATGCAGTGACGGAAGGAATGGGCGGGACCGCCAGCAGCCGTCGCTAGAAGAACTGTCTCGAGGTCTGGTGCAACTCCAGCGCGGTCGTAAGGCTCTAGGGACCTTACGCCTATGATCAACGCGACGCCTGACTGCGTACGAAGTGATTAATAGGATTTGCCCCTTAATACCTCCAGGGTTCAACACCCTCTTGGGGGTAGGGGGGCCTATTCTCCCGCTCGACCTGGCCTACGACGAAGTAAGCGTATGGGTGAGAGTGGTACGGTGTGGGGGTGAAAGCCCAAACAACCAAGGGTTGGGAAAACCCAAACAATCTAGAGATAGGGATGGAGGCTCTATTGTGAGTAATGACGAACAACTGTCACTGTTTCCTGACAGTGATAATGAAGAAGTGGTTCCGGAACTTCCGCGAAACCCAAATTCGAAAGCCGCCCGCAATTATGTAAACGCGGTGCCGCGATCCGAAGTTCTCGAGGTCTTTGACTACTGGCGGCAAAAACTCCACCACTCGAGCGCTCATGCTGTCAAACTCACGGAAAAGCGTTATGCGCGTATTGCCGCGGCGATCAGCATTTACGGCGTGCAGACCTGCATGCTGGCCATCAAGGGATGCACGATGTCTTCCTGGCACATGGGTGAGAACCCTCAGGGCCTACGGTATGCAGATGTCGCTTTGATCTTCCGATCTCACGACCATGTGAACAAGTTCGTCGCACTCGCCACGGGCGAGACAGATGCGGCCCGCGCATTCCTAGAGGAAGATACGATCGAAGACGATGAATAAAGAAGAAATCGTCAAAACGGTTGACAGACTTTGTTCCGCCTGGAACCAGGCGCCGGCGATGCAAGCCAAGAAGGAAATGTACGAAACGTGGTATCACGTTCTGCAGGACCTCGAGGCCGCCGACGTATTGCGCGTAATTGACGATCTCATCGTCGAAGATGACCGGTTCATGCCTCGAGCGGGCACGGTGCGCAAAAGAGTCATGTCAGCCAAGGTTGAAGCCCCGCTGGAGCCCATCATCGCATGGCAGCAGTTCCGTTCGATAGCAGACTCTGCGGGAGCCGGCGTTGAAATGCTTGACATGCATCCGCTGGTGAGGGTAACCTTGAACCGCCTTGGGGGCACGAGCGCGTTTGGCCTCCACACAAATGGGGACCGTGAAGCGTTTCTCTCCGTGTACAGGCTTGTAGTCGCAGAATGGGAGAGGGACAACTATGGCATCAACCGAGGTCGATAACTTCCTCGAGCGCCTCAACGGTGTGCGTAAGGACGGCTCAGGGTGGATGGCCAGGTGCCCTTGCCGGGATGACGACAAGAACCCCTCGATGCATATTGCTGAGGGCGATGACGGCCGCGTGCTTGTCACGTGCCACCGGGGTACCCCCTGTTCCCTGGATCAGATTTGTACGGCTGTCGGTTTGGACGTCAAGGACCTGATGCCTCCCCGCAAGGAGAAGGAAGAAGAGCCGCGCCTTACCCTTGTCAAGGTTTACAACTACTACGACGAGGCGGGCGAACTGCTGTTCCAGAAGCAGCGATTCGTCGACCAGTTCGGCAAGAAGACTTTCCGCCAGCGCAAGCCTGATGGCCGCGGCGGATGGACATACTCGCTCGGATCAACGCCCAAGATTCTGTACAACCTGCCCGCAGTCATCAAGGCAAAGGCCGACGGTGAGCATATATGGGTTGTCGAGGGAGAGAAGGACGCCGATGCGGTAAATGCCGCCGGCGAAGTTGCCACGACAATGCCCAACGGTGCGGGCTCCTGGCAGAAGATTCATACTCAGGCCCTAGCCGGCGCGATGGTTACCATTATCGCTGACAACGACAAGCCAGGTCTCGAGCATGCTGCTCATGTGTTCCGCGAACTGAAGGCCGCCGGCTGCGAAGTCGAGGCGTGCCGGCCGCCGGATAATGCGAAGGATGTTGCCGAACTACTGGGCCGCGGTGAAACGCTTGGCAGCCTTGTGCCCTACAACCCGTTGGACGAAGTGCCGGAACCGGTTGAGGAGCGCGACGAGTTCGAGGAACTGGTCGACGGTTTGCACAAGATCGCGGATAATGACCGGCTCACGATCCAGCAGAAACTCACGCGGGCCCGCAATGCCATCGATCGCATTCAGTTCGACGACGACGGGTTCTACGACAGCGGCACCCTGGTCGACTGGGCGGAGTTCATCGCAGAAGAAGTCAACGACGATTATGACTGGGTCATCCCTGGGGTTCTCGAGCGCAGCGAACGAGTGATCGTAGTGGCCGCTGAGGGCGTCGGTAAGACTATGTTGGCCCGCCAGGTAGCGATCTTGTCCGCAGCCGGCATCCAGCCATTCACCTGGGGGCGCATGAAGCCCATCAGAACTCTCACGATCGACCTCGAAAATCCGGCACGCATCATCCGGCGTACATCGGCCAAGATCATGCGGCAGGCACAAGAGCGGGCGAAGTCAACCAAGATCGAGGCGCATCTTCTCATCAAGCCCGCCGGCTTGGACTTGCTAACTGCAAAGGACAGGATTCTGATCGAGGACGTAATCGAGCGCACGCAGCCGGAACTGATCTGCATGGGCCCGCTGTACAAAGCCTTCGTTGATCCAGGCTCGAGAACCTCTGAGGCGATTGCGATCGAGGTGGCGAAGTATCTGGACTCGATCCGCACGCACTACAACTGCGCCCTCTGGCTCGAGCATCACGCCCCACTGGGATCATCGGTAGGCGGAAGAGACCTGCGGCCATTCGGTTCCGCGGTCTGGTCGCGCTGGCCCGAATTCGGATTGGCATTAGAGCCCGATCCAACGGCGACCGAACGGTATACTTATATTGTCAAAAACTTCCGCGGCGAGCGAGATGTACGCAACTGGCCAAAGCGGATGAAGCGCGACGAGTTGTTTCCGTTCAAAGTCATCGAGTTCCGGGAGCCATAGTGGCCGGCCTATCCAAAGAGTTTTTAGCCGAAAGAGATTTACGCATTTTCAAGATGCGCCAAGCCGGCGTATCTGTCAACGAAATTGCGCGACGTTTCGGCATCTCGGTAGGCGCATGTAACACGGCCATCCAGCGGCAGTTACAGAAGTTAAACAAAGAAGCGCTCATGGCGTACCCGGAAGTGCTTCGAATGGAACTCGAGCGACTAGACGCACTGCAGCAGGCCGTCTGGCCGATGACTCAGCATCGCAAGGTCACGCTCGACGACGGCACTGAAGCGACGGCGGAACCTGATCTCAAGGCAATCCAACAGGTGCTGGCCATCATGGACCGGCGGAGTAAGTTGTTGGGCATGGAGCAGACCAACATCGCTCTCACGGTAGACACAAATGACCAGCCGGCTCGAGCCGCTCTGGCGGGCGCTGACGCCCCTCTAGCGGTCTCCTCGGTGTCTGCAGAGGAAGAAGCGCGTAAGTTGCTCTCGATCATGGGTGCGGCCGGCGTATTGCCCGCAGAGACCGTACAGCAGATCATTGGGGTGGAGTCTGAAGCCCCGCTAGGACTTCCCTCAGCAGAGCCCCGCGAGGAGCGCGCGTATGAGTGACGACAATTTGAACTCTGCGGTAGACCATGTCGCGGA